TCTACGGAGCTTGTTTATAGTGGAGGCCGAGGTCGGAATCGAACCGGCGTAGGTGGATTTGCAATCCATCTATAAATCTCTGTAGATCAATAGGTTAGCACTATTCCAGTTCCGCAAGCTACTGATTTTTAACGCCCTACAAGCCGCGTAATTCAAGGGCCATGATTTCAGATGCGGAACTGATTTTAAACGGTAGCCGCAGCTCGTCGCCTCAGCCTCGCATGACGTGCAGCCCTCGATTACTGTATATACAAACAGTATCAACAAGGCAGCTCCGTGAAACCCATTGAAATCGAAGACACTGACAACTGGCTGGGCTGCCCGACACCGCTCGAAACATGCCGGCACCAGCTCGCCCTTTACGAAAACGAATTTGAGGAACTAAACCTGCAACTGCGACAAGCCAGGGAACGGATATTCAAGCTGGTCGAGATGCACGCCGCCGTCGCAATTGAACGCGATCAACTCCGCACGCAACTGACCGCAGCAAAGTCAGAGGCTGCCGACGCAAACCGGAAAGCCACCGATATCGAAACCAAAAGCAACTGGCAGTTGATGGCCAAGGACAAGCACATCAGCGAACTAAGCACAAAGCTTGACGCAGCTACCGGGATCAGCGCGCGGACCGGCCAACCGAACCGGTGACCTCACTCATAGTGTGGGGGCGCCAGTGCTCTGACATAAGCCTGACAAGCCTGCAGCGCGATCAGCCCCCGGTCGCCGCTATCGGTGATGGCGACAATTCGTTGAGCATGCGCTGGGTCAAGTCGGGCTCGTACGGCTGCATGATCCACGCCGCCGGTGCCGGCGGTGGCTGGCACACCACAGCCTTTGGCAGCGTCGGCTGCGTCGGCTGCGTCGGCTGCGTCGATGAGGACTGACAGCCGGACATCAGCAGTGGCAAGGCGATCGCGCAGGAGATCTTGGTCACGTTGGGCATCGGTCATTTTCCTGAAGTGGGTTTTCTCGCTGGCCGCAAGCCGCTGCTCGAGCGCCAGGCGCTTGTCCTGCTCGGCTTGCTGCGCGGTGGCGGCCCCCCGTGTGAGTTGGTTGAGGGTTTCTGCGTGCAGCCGCGCTTGCTCGGCCAGTTGGCGGCCGTAGCGCCAGTCCTGAAACTGCCAGGCGCTGCCGGCGCCGATCAGCACCAGCACTATCGCGCCCACTGCTTTCCACGGAACGGCAATCACGCCAGCACCTGCAATGCCTTCTCGTAGAAGGTCTGGCGCTCAGCGGCGCCATTCGGAGTGCGCCCGCGCCGTCCGGTGTTGATGATGCTACCGATGTTCGCGTTGTCGCCAGCATCGGCCAGCGTGTTCAGCCCATGCGTGGCCCACCACCAGGCTGCCGACATCGTGGCGTTTTGCGGCAGCTCCAGCAGCTCTGGATGATTGATCAGGTCCAAGCCCAGCGCCTCGCCGCACGCCGCATAATTCGTCCTGCCGGTGATCTGGATCAGGCCACGGCCGCAGAACTTCGTGCCATCACCCGCCATGGTGTTGCCCAGATCTTTGCGGCCTTCGTACCCGCGCTGTGCATCCGTTGGCCCCCAAATCTCACGCACCCAGCGCAACTGGCCGGACTCGTGGCCGATCTGAGCGATGAATGCGGCGACACGCTTGGTACCGACAATCTGGTAGCGCTGCATGGCAGTATTTAGGACAGGAACAAAAACGCCGGCTTTGGCGCCGGCGTTCGGGAGGATCTGCAGCAACTGCTGCTGAGTGATAGGCATACTTTTCTCCGGGCATAAAAAAACCGCCATGGGCGGTTCAGTATTTTGACAGCATGCGCACTGGTGGTGACAGTCGAGGTAGCCGCTGAATAATTCAAATTCCAGCAATTCCGCCCCCCCTAATAAAAAAGGACTGCCGAGCGCCTCGGCTAAGAAAAACCGATTTGATCAGCGGCTCCCTGAGCGGTCGAATTGATTGTTAGATATGAATCATTGTTCCTTTCAGGAAAGGACGAATGCGGCCGGACTGATTGCCATCTAGCCATCGTTCACCAATCAGGTTTTCTCGTTTCGACATCTCCACCATGAGCTTTATCTGATAAAGCTCGTCGAATCCGGGTGTTGTCATGAATAGCTTGTTGTCGCTGAATGCGATAGGTTTCAACTCTGAACCAGACTTCATGTAGTTGAAAAAGCCCTCAGATACAGCAGGGCTCATAGCGGAGAACATGTCGTCCATAGCGATAATTCCGCCGGGCGCCAGGTTCTTTTCGACGAGGTGAAGATCATGCATCACGCCAGCGCAACTGTGGTCGCCATCGATGCTAGCAAATGTCAACTTGCTCACACCTGCCGCCGTGAGCGCATCGCGGAATGTGTCTGCCGTATGCGTACGTGTGTTGACCTTGACAAGCTGGGTCGAGTTTTGCGATTCGGTTGCGCTCATCACGCGCTTTATATTCTGCTCAGCCTCGATTTTCTGATCAAAGATGAACACGTCCATTCCCACGCAAGGAACATTGCTCGCCGCAGCAAGATAAGAAAGATACTTCCCCTTGTAGACACCTATCTCCAAACAGCCAGCATTCACATCCATTGATGTTTGAGCGCCCAGTAGGTATTCCGTCACATATGCTGCACCATCAAATAGCCACCCCTCGATAGATGGCGCGTACTTATTCAAGAACGTAGCAGCAGAGCATCCCATTGGTGTTACTCCATGTTGACGAAATTCCGTGATCGACAACCTACCATTCCGGGAGTCTCGTGGCTAGCCATGCGGGTCGAGCAGGCAGAGTAAGGTTTATCTTCAATAAAAGAACGGATGGCGCTGCTCAGAAGATCGATATCCGCAGCTGCTTTAAGGACTTGGCGCAAGTCTTGACTGCTGAGGCTGCCACCGCCAGCAGTCTGTCCACCACCATATCCAGCGTGGCACTTCCGGCAGATGCAGTCACATGATTAGTAAACGCCTGATGCGACCAAGGGGGTCGGCTGAACGCTCTAATTAATTTTCACCCATCTAGGCACAAAAACCGCTCAATGGCGGCTGGCGGTGCTTCAACAAAGCACTAGACCACTTCTGGCGGGGCAGTAAATTCACCATCCTTATATGTGTAACCAGGCCCGCAGCGCTGGCTGTCATCAAGTTGATGAATCGTGCAGTTTTTAGGTAGAGACCAATCTTCCGGGCTATCCAGAAGAATTACATTTTCTACCAGTCCGGCCGTGTCAATTACGGCATATCTATTCATGAGTACTCCTCAACAATAACGATACCAGGTGCTCCATTCCCGCCAGCCTGAGCTCCAGTTGAGGGCAGGCACGTAGCACCACCACCGCCAGAGCCATATCCAATACCGCCCCCGCCGACCCCGTTAATTGCACCCTGCCCTCCACCGCCATATTGGGTGCTGCCACCAGATCCGCCCTGCGTGAACGATGACGAAAGAGAAATTCCGTTTAAGCCACCATTGCCTGCGCCCTTAACAACAAATATGCCAGTGCCGGAAGGCTGCAAAATTGCCCCGGTTCGTACGTTTTGGTTGGGCGGAGCAAACGCGCCACCGTTGATGCCTGCAGCCCCGCCAGGACAAACGAGAAGAGCGCCAAATGACGATTGTCCGCCAGCCGCACCAACGCCTCCAGCACCGACTGAGATTGACGTTGATCCAATCCCGGACGTAACCCAGATTTCTCCAAACGCCCCTGCATCGCCACCAGTGCCGGTACTCGTCTGCCCAGCGGCAGTCGCAAGCGAGTAACCACCAGATCCGCCGCCACCGACCCCGCGAACGCGCAGAATCTTTGTGCTTGCATTCGGGGTAAATGTTCCTGAAGAGGTAAAAGACGAGATGTTGATGAGCCGCCCGGTCGCCTGCCCAAGCTGCATAGCGTGCTGGCTTTTGGTGGCCGGAGATATCTGGCTTGCACCACCCAATGACTCGATGATGATCCAAGCACCATTGCCGCCGTTCACGCCGGCTTGCACCAGATACATCAACACAGCAATGCCAACAGGCAACTCGCCGCCCTGCAGCGGCTGAAGCGCTAGACCGTATATCGGCTTAGCCGACAACCCGTCTGGCGCGTAGGTGGACGCCCCAGTATTGGCGTGCGCGATAATGATTCGCTGAACATAGCCATTTCCGGGAAGGGCTGAGAGTGCGGGAGCGTTGACTGCTGCATACGCGTTAGCAATGCCAGTGTCGGCGACGAGCACCGGTTGTTTTTGAAGCAAACGAATGGCTGTAACCAACTGGGCGTTGTTGTTCTCATCGGGCGCCAGGCCCGCCGCAACGATTGCGTTCAGCACTTCCTCAGTAACGGCATTACCCCACTGCGCCGGAATGAGCGATCCCGGCGCACCGGTCAGAGGGCTCTCATCTACAAACTTGCCATCTACCAACCCAATACTGGGCACACTAATCGGAAAATCCACGGTTCTACCTCTCAGTCATAATTGATGTGTACGACGGTGTGCGCCGGCGATCTGCGTCGGATCAAGCACTCCAGCGGATTACCTGGGTTGGTGCCGAAACGCTCCCCCCAGTAGCTGACTCCGAATCGACGACCCTGCCGGTGGCGGCCCCCCGTATTCAACGTCCACATGAACTGTGCGTACCAAGTACCAAAGTGCGCGGCTCCAAAACGAGAACGCCCCATTCGGGGCGCTCGGTGTTCCGTGATCGTGGCGTCTGGATAGCCTTGACTCACGGCAATCTCGATGAAGTACGCCCTGCTTTGTCCACCGATCTCTACGAGTCGACGGCGAACGGCCAGTCGCCGATCTTCAAACGCCGGGTTCGGCCCCAGGCACGGGTCGGGAAGGCCCATCACGGCTTCCCAGTCCGGGACCAACTCGCTGACGCCGGACGGGTCCATCTCGTTCATAAGGTCGACCGCCCGAGCATCAAGCCGCGAGAACTCCAAAGAAATACCAGTAAGGACCAGATCAATCTCGGGGACCAAGGCAGGGTCCCATGCAGGACCCGCCGGCAAGAGTCCGCGCAATTGCTGAAGATATTCATCAGAGGTTCGCGCTATAGCCATGTGATGCCTCCGAAGGTCAGCAGCTCATTGGCGGCGGCGGGCACATCTGCAGACGGTACGGTCAATCCGTGATCGGTTTCTCCGGCAGCGCTGCTGATCGCCTCACGGATGTGGCTGATCAGCAGCTTGTCGCCGAGACCGGCCTCGCGTTCATGCAGGTCTTTCAGGCTTGCGGTGATAGCGGCCCGCACCGCAGTTGTGTCGGGTACGGGGTGGAGGCTGTAAAGCACGGGTTTCAGCGTCGGGGCCCGCACGTAGAGTTCAGCTGTCACAGGCCGCAATGGCTCGATGTAGTCCTTGATCTCCTGCAACTGCGCCGGATTCGGCAGAGGCGCCGGATCGTTGTCACGCATTACAAAAACTCCTACCGTGCCTGGCCCCATGTAATTGCCGCGGCACCACGCTCTGGTTACGCCGGGAAATTCCAGAGCCCAAGTCTCGTAATCGTCTGCCGATCCACCGTGCGGGATAACGCGGTAGGACCGAATCACCCGCGCGCGGAGCGATTCAATACTTTCCTTTTCAATTCCGCCTGACAGACCCGGGGCGATGACAGTGAACGCGTTGGTCACGCCGGCAACCGGTTGGACGAGTGTCAGTTGAAGGCCCGCATCAGCGTTACCAAGTGCGCCCGGCTCTACGGCTTCAATCGTAGTGGTGTTGAGGCCCAAGGCCGTCGTGATACCAGTGGTCACGCGATACATACGGCCGTCACTTGCCTGTAGCACGACATCAACATCCAGCACAGCGCCAGCAGCGGCACTAAAGCTGACACTGCCTTCCGCCGGTTGAGCTGCGTTGCGCGGCCGATTCAGGCGCAGCGCGGCGATGCGCTCCAGGGTTTCTTCCTCGGCCTTGTCCGGCAGGATCTGTTCTGCAATCCAGTCGAGGTATCCGTACAAACCGTAGGCCGTGCCACTCAAGGTTCGCGCCAGCACCTGCGCATCGGAGCGGCGCAGCGCTTCGCTGGCCAGATCGCTTTGCGTGCGGCTGATGAGCACCGGTAGTGAAGGTGTTTCAAACGGCATAGATCACCTGCCAGGAAGAGATAGGTTTGATTTCGATGCGATCCCCGCCCGGCACCGTGATGATGACCGTCAGGTTAAGGCGACTGACTTCAGCCTTCTCGCTGGTGATCTCAATCGCGATCGCGTGGCCGTCGTCCAACAACCAGCGCAGGGCTTCGTCCGCGTAGAACTCAGCGTCGCGCTGTGTGGCGTCAGTGAGCTTGACCCGGCGCAGCAGCCATAGACGTGAGCCAATGCGGTCGTCGGCTGTACTCGGGTAGCTGTCACCCCACCAGCCGAACCGTTCTTCATCGTCCGTAGGGTCGTCGGTCAGCGCCCGGCGCCAGGTGAACAGACTGATCAGTACCGCCCGGGTCAGCGTTGATTCACGCTCATCAGAAAAGATCATCAGGCCCCCGCTGCGGGTGGCCCGCTGTTACCGCTGCCCGCTTGGACACCGATGTGGACGTGCTCGATCTGGCTTACGCCGCCGGCTACCTGATCACCGGTAGAGACGATTTTTCCCGTTTGATTGATGACCGGAGTGTCAAAGTTGACCGAGGTCGTCGCCTTGATGTTCAGCGTGGCGGTTTCGATGTCGATGATCCGGCCGCGCTTGAAGTGGATCTTGTCGCCCTCGTCCGTGTAGATGGCCACCTCCCCCGGTTCAAGCTCCGTGATCCGGTACCGGCGATCAGCAGCAACCACGACGACTGCATGAGACCGGTCACCGCCAAGGAACATTGTCAGCACCTCCGCGCCCGGCAATGGATTGCTGGTCAACCCGTAGGGCTCGAAGTGCTCGACGTTGTCCTTCAGCTCGCCGGCGGTGAGCCTAACCTGCAGCGACTGCATCATCTTCCCGGCTGCCGCCAGCACCACGGTGCCGCGGGCCATCATGCTTTTCAGGCTCATTTTTTTGGCTCGTAATCTGCAGGGATGAGGTATTCGAAGTTGTCGGCCTTGCCGCCTTTCTTCAGCTTGCGGTCTTTGTGCGGATCATGCGGTTCTGGCTCAAAGCCGTCCGGCGGGCCGACCTCCATCTTTGTGATCATGCCGGCGTCAGTAAGCGTGTAGGTCACTCGGGCGATAAGCATGATTCGATCAAAGCCCACAATCGGATCGATGACGCGCACAAGCGAGTTGTGTTTCCACAGCGCACCGTTCGACTGCCGCCAGCCTTGCACCGTGTAGGTGGTGGTGATCGCCTTGCCCATGCGGGTGCCGCGCTCCCAGTTCGCCCGCGCCTGCGCCAGCTCGTTGGTCATCTGGCCGGACTCCTGAATGATCATGATCCGCTTGCGGCCAACGCGCGGATCCGCGACCACCGCCGACACCTCTGCCGACTGCTCGCCAAACTCTTCGTCGGTACCGCTCTTCTGGCCCAGCACCTGGTATTCGGAAAACACCGCCGAGAAGTCCAGCGCGGCATCACCGTTCAGGATGTTGTTGCCAACTTCCAGCGTATCGAATGCCCGCACTTCGCTGCCAGGCTTTGCAAGCACAGCCATTCCCTTCGCGTCGTCAGTTGAGAAAACACGGAACAGCGTCAGAAGGCGGTCGATAGATTCGAAAACGGTTTCGCCCGGCTCGATCGTGTGGTCTGAAAGCTTTGCCCCGTCCGGGATTTCGCTGCGAACGCGAACGCCATAAGGCGCCGCCAGTGCCTTGACGATCGAAAGAACGCTTTGGTTGTTCCACTGCCCCGGCTTATTGATGGCCGCACAGTCCACCAGATCGGCGGTGAGCGAGCGACCGCTGACGCTGGTGGTGATCTGCTGATGGTCGTAGCTGATCGGCGTGGCAAACACCCAGCCAGTCAGGACAAGGTCATCGCCGATCTTCACCTGGCATTTGGCGCCCTGCTTAATCGGCAAAGGCAATGGCTGGCCTGGCCACTTCCATGTGATG